CCGACCATTTCGTCGGCCTCGACGATATGATCGGGCTGTTTAGTTGCAACGGCTTCGAATAGATGCGCGACCGATGCCCATTCGAGCGGGAGTTCTTCCGCAAGGCCGCTGCGCGTCTTGGCGTCGTATGCTGCCGAGTGTGTTGTGAGCAAGATTCGTTCCTTGCCGCCGATGCCTTTTCCTTTGCCGGAGTCCGTTGTGCTTACCTTGGTTTTGAACCGAAGGAACCAAAGCTCGTCCGCAAACTCCTTGAGCAACGGCGCCGATTGTTTGCTGAGTTTTAGCTCGTATCTGTCATATGCTGCCAAGGCGTCTGGAGCTTCAAAGCGGACGATCTTACTGTGAGCGATCATCACCACATTCTTGCCGGAATCAATGAGTTGATCGACAGATGACAAGAACCGGCTCATGCGCTCTGCGACCATTACCCACCCCTTACCGAAGCCAAAGTCTTCGATGCTGGTCTTTTTGGTGCTGGCGAGTAGGTCTTCAACGCATAGGCGTTCCGCCCAGTCTGCGCTGTCGATGACGATGGTCTTGTAGTCGGTAGCCTTGGCTTCAGTTAACGCATCCGTTAACTGCTTCCACGTCCCGATCTCGCAGCGGTCAACGTCCAGGTGGCTAGTTCCGCCCTCGATGTCCAAGAACAGCGGCTTGGGGAACTTGGCCGCGAATGTGCTTTTGCCTACGCTCTCCACGCCGTAGATGACTACGCGTTGGGCGCGTGTTTGTTTTCCTTTTGTTATTTTCATTTTCTATTTTCCTTTGTTGTTTTGTGCTGCGTAAACGGCCACAGCGAGTGCCGCCCAAGTGTGCGACTTAATTCCGTAAGTCGGCCCTGGGGTTTTCTTAGTTCCCTGCGGCCCGATGAGATCGAGCAATGCTTGACGCACATTAGCGTCTTTTGCTCGCATGGTTCCACAGAGAAAAAGTTTAACGTCTTTGCGAAAGATCAACTCGACGTCCACCCGTGCAACCTCGATAAACCTCCCGATCCATACGCAAGTCTCGAATGTGCTTGCGCCTACCGCCATGCCGTAGCTGGCGATCATTTCGCAAGCGCACCGAGTGTACTCGCGACCGATAAGAATCTGTCGGATCTCGGCATTAGGTAGGTGACCGTGATCAACTATCTTTCCGTGGTCGAATTGTACGAACGCGCTGTGAGTCGTTCCGGGATCGAGTGCGAGTATCATTTTTTAAAGCTCTTGTTTTAATTTTGTCGGCTGGCAGGGCGAGAACGTCGCAAATGCCTTGGAATGCTTTGGAGCGGATGAAATGAATTGCCGAGTTTCTATCGAGCTCCTGTTCTTCGTTCAGTTGCTTGCTTTTAAAGACCTTTTCGCTTTGAAGGTCGGCAACGGTCTGCTGTATCATCCCGCAAAGGATATTGCGGGTAAATTGGCATTCCGCGTCATGTAGTTCTTCGGCTGTCACTAGCGGCGCTCCCGTTTGATCTGGCGGTTCATCCACCAGCGGCGAGCCTGCTCTGACTCGCAGGTGGCTTTAATGTTGCCGATAAGATATCCGGCAATGAATGCACAAGTTGTGCAGGTGGCGAAGAGGGCGAGAAATGTGAGTGGTTCCATATATTTAAAAAATTAGAGTGTGTAGAATTTTGCGCGGACACCAGCGAGTGCTGTTTTTTCTTGATCGGCATTTAAGCCGACTTTGATGCCACCGTCTTGGTTCGGGAATAACTCAACGCGTTCGATGCTGGTCACATACCAATAAGATCCACCGCGAACCGCTTTGATCCGATTTGCGATACGTGTGTATTTGTAGGCTTTTGCCACCGAGCCGCCGGATGTGTATGTGAGTTCTGCCCCGATGCGTGATGATTTAGCAATTCCAAATGCGGCGAGTTGCTTTTCGGCGATTTCTGTCGCGTTAAGAATGTCCATCGCTGTGGCTGTGGCTGATTTGGCTTTTCCATTAACCTTGTCTAGGGAGTTGGAGAGTTCGCGGCCTTTAGTGTTTAGTGCAACTTTGATTTTCATTTTTGGTTTTCTGTTTTTGTTTCTTCGTCAGCGGTCTTCGCTTTCGATGTGCAAACCATCTTTCATCTCCGCAAAGATGAAAATAAAATAATTCGCGAAGTGCGAAAATAATTCTTAGGAAAAGTCTTTACAAATGAGCGCAACCAATGCCAATGCGCTTCTTCGGGCTTTTTTATTTTGAGATCGGGCGGTATAAATTTACCTCGCGAGCGCCTTGATTCGTCTGTATCGTTGCCTTTTTTGATTCAAGCATCCCCTTCCCAAGAGCAGTTTCAACTCGGCAAGAAATTGATGCGATGGTCAACTTTGACTCGTTCGCAATAGCGCGGATCGTCTTCCAGCCTTGCTTGGCTAGGTCTTTCTCACTTTCGACTTTGGTCGTCTCGTAGAAGCTCTCCCAGGCTTTATTTACAGCGGCAACAGCCACGGCTGATTTATTTTTCGTTCGCATAAATTGTCGGTGATCGAATTGTCCTTGTAAAAGCCATACGCGAAGCCTTGTGACCAAGCGAATGTTGCACGGCGCGTGCTTGCATATTCCATATCGAAACGTGCTAACATTCCGACGCAATATCCGCTAGGCCCGTCAAGCGTGCGTGCGCGTTCCCAGCCTACGCGGTGAAGGTGCGCGAGAACACATTGACCGTAGGTTTCTGCGTGGTCTCGGATGGCCTGCACATTATACATATATCCGTGCAGGAACTTGCATCCGCCTAGTTCGTAAAAGCTACGAATGTGATACGGGTATAATTTCGCTTTGAGTTCCTTTGCGGTCTTCTCGATAGCTTGGATCGTGAGCGTAGCGGCGTGCGCCGCTAGCGCGTTCGGAGACGATGCGAGCTTGTAGAGCCTCGCTTCGTGGTTTCCGTAGAGAATATGCTGCGGACGCAGTTCGTGCAGGAAGTCGATACCGGCGCTGAGATCATCGCTGATGCTGGCTGCGCGGTCGCTTGAGTTCGGATCTGAGATAGCGCCGGAACGGAAAGCGGCCAAGTCCAGGAAGTCGCCTAGATGGATAGTGGTCTGGGGGCGAAAGTGCTGTTGGAATTTTAAGACGGCGTTGCGCGCTTCTGGGTCGATTTGATCCCCATGAGAGCATCCGACTGCCATCCATTTTTTCCATCCCTTCATTTTAGTTCTGGAATATTGCGGTCGCTCCGTTGCTCCCATATCCAAGCGCGGACAGCTTCCATCGTGTCTTCGTCCATTTTAGCAAACGCTCCAGATTCGTGCTTGAGAGCGGATCGAAGCTCTTGGTCGATGTCATCCACCAAGATCAAAATATCAAGCGCCTTGCAGGCCACTTCGTGCTCGTATCGCTCGGTTTCGTCGTATTCAAGTGTCATCTTCATGCTTCTTCGTCCTCCTCTTCTTCTTCCAAGTCTGGAAATAAAATGCTGAAAGAATCGCCAGCTAGTCCTTCGACGGCGTATTTGTTACCGAAAACAAACTCCCCGTGATGCGTCTCCCCGCCCTGTTCCCAAGAGACGATGGTCAACCCGCAGTCGTAATGCTCGGACAGGATGCGCTTCGCTTCCGCGAGTGCTTCCGCACGCTCCGATTCAACCGTCGGTTGTCTCTTTTTTTTCAAGCAAGGATGTCTATTTTTTTCGATACTCTAGTGCGGAGAATGGAAAGCATTTCTCGCTCTGTCATTCCCTTCGCCCAATGCGGGCGCAGCTGATAGTGCGGCTCGTCAACAAATTTCCAGTCTCCGCCCCATTCAAGGCCAAGGCTCTTGCCGAGCGTGCCTAGCTCGTTGTAGAGCGGATGCTCTCCGAAGTATTCTTTGCCGCGGAAAATGGCGATATCGAAAGCGATTCCGAAATTGTGATTTGAGTGGCCGGCAGGCGCCATCGTGATTTTCTTCCCTGGGGTCGTGCGGCCTTTTGCGTAGAGCGCGTCCTGCTCCATATATGAGCGAGTGCCGGAGATGATCTTAACGTCACAGCCCACCTTTGCAGCGATGACCTTTGCAACGCCTAAAAAGGCGCGGGCGGCCTTTTGAGCTTCGGGGTGGAGCGTTGCAAGCTGAATTTCGCTGCGTTCGTCGAAGGTCATTTTTTCAAGCCTTGGATGTCTGGGAGTTCGTAGCAGAATGTGCCGTAATCCGTTTTGACGCATAACGACGGGTTATTCATTCCAGAGCATGAAGTCAAAAGCGCCATTCCCAAGAACGCGAATGAAAGAATTATCATCCAAAGCGCGATGGATTTGGCGCTCATTTTTCTTTGCGGAAGATTTCGATAAGTCCGATTATCGCGGCCAGCGCCGCCCCTATCGCGTCCCACTTCGACGGGTCTAGGCTCAAACCGGCAACGGAAGCGATTATCGCGACCCCGCGAATGGTGGACGGTTCCTTCAATTTCGAGAGTAGTGTTTTCATGGTTTTTTAGGTCGAGTCATTTTATACAGCGAAACTGCACCGATGCAAATTCCCATCAGAAGCGAAAGAATGCGAAGCCATGCTTCGACTTCCGAGAACGAGATCAATACAGCGGCAGCGGGCGCGGACGTTCCGACGAGAGAATGGAAAGTGTGGCTCTCCATTACGTCAAGCTGGCTTGAGTTATGAGTTCCTCGGTGAGCGTGCATGACTGTAAAATGATCGTATTGCGCTCTCCGCTTTCGGTCAGTTCGATCTCAATC